GGTCTTGAAACCCGATCCCCCCGCCTAGCCCGGAATCCTTAAATTCCCCTAAAAACGGGCAAAAAATCCCATTTTTCGACAAAATATGTAAAAAATATGTAAAAAACACGTAAAAATGAGGATTATACGTTAGATTGTGCAATTGCATCGGCATTCCCTGTTGGATCTTCGTGCATCAAAGCATTTCGACGCATAGATTCAACAGCAATAACGAGTTGAGGGAAAATATGGCGCACTCGCTCAAGCTCGTTCTTGGTTTCGAGAAAGACGGTCTGCTTCGACACACCGCGAGCGTGTGCCCGGTCGGCATAGGACAGCAGCGGTGATACGTTACCCGAGAGGAGCTGCACGGTCATACGAAAAGCGACCGGAGAAATGGCGCGACATGCAGCGAACTTTGATACCAGCGCACCACCACTCATAAGCTTCAGTCCTTCCATCTCATCGAGACGGGCTGCAATCTCGCCGGCGATAGCGGCCAACTCGGCCTCGACGGTGCGCTCTGGATGCTCGCCTCGGTCGGCGGCAGTGATGGGTTGCTGATATACGGTGAGCATTATAGTCCCTCGTCGGGTGAGTCGATGAGCGAGAGAATGTCGGGGTCGAGCGTGAGCTTGGTATCAATCAGCGTGGACTCAAACGAATCATTGACGATAAGATCGCACGCATTCTTGAGTCGCTTGATGCGTTCGGCGTGCTCTTTTAACACGGCCTTCTTACGGGTTTCGAGCAAGCGAATAGCGCGGTGAGCGCGGGCGAGTAACTGAGGATCAGGCTGCTGTTGTGTTGGTGTTTTCATAGGTTTGGGTAAAAGAAATTGTGGCCCATTCGCGGGCAAGGACACGCTCGGCACGTGCGAGGTATTCGGCTGGTGCCGTTGGGCCACCTGCTAGCGCCTCCAGGCAGTACAAAGCAACACCGTGCCAATAGAGCTTCCATGCGTGAGCGTGGATCTCAATTTCTGGATGCGCCGAGAAATTGGCTTCGTTGGCGATTATCATTGAGCGTGCCTCAGCTAACTTGGCATTGAGATCTTGGGCGCCTGCTGCCTCGGCGCTCATGTAATCGCAGTGTGAGCGAACGAAGTCGGCAACGGTTGCATGAGTTTGATGCAGGAGATAGCAGCCCTGAGTCATCGGAATAATGATTCGGTTGGCTGGATCACAACCGAAATTGGCGTGAACGGTATTGCTTATGGTAGCACGGCGACGATGGATGGCACGAGGCTGCGAATTATTGCGCCAGACCGAGCGCGGGTTGTTGATACCAAAACTAAAGAACGCAACCGGCACCATGATGAGCGCAAGGTCGGGTAAAGTCTCAACGGCCTCTTTCATGGCCGCGATAAGGCCGCGTGAAGGTATCTCGCCTGCGGTGAAAAAGAATACCCAATCATTCGCCGGGAGTTGCATGGTGTCGGTTACTCGTTCGTGGCCTTGTGGCGACCAGGGAACGGTGACGACCCGAGCGCCCATGCGTGCGGCAATCTCAGGCGTTTTGTCTGTGCTGGATTTATCGACAACAATCACTTCGTCAGCCCATTGCATCGCATGAGTCAGAGCGCGCGTGATTCGCGCCTCTTCGTTATACGTGCCGATTACGCAGGAGATTTTTGGTGTGCTCATAAAAATAAAGGAATAGGAGCAGCAGTGGTTTTTGGATCGTGCACGTAGGTGTGCAAAATTGCAGGAATGTGGTATTCCGAGCGAGCATCTAGGTTGAGATGGCGAGCCCATGCCCAGTCCTCGCCGTAGTTGCTCGCCTCAAAGTGGAAACGCTTAGCTAAGGTCGAGCGCCATGCGCACACGTGCCAGGCTGCGCGTTGAGTGATGAAGCCGGCATTGAAATCTTCGTTCTCGGCGCGAAGGTTAAAGCGCACCTCGGAACGCAGATTGCACCAGATGGCCTCCTGGCGAAAAGTAACGACATCCACGGGCTGTTGATCTGCCACGATGCGCGAAATGGCATCGACCAAAGCCGCAACGTAATGCTCCGAGACAAAATCATCGTCATCCACGAATGCCAAAAATTGACCGCGAGCAAGTTGGACAAGCTCATCACGCTTTTCTCCGATGGTGCGCTGGCCGCGAGGGTCGATGAGCGTGAGCCACTCGACCGAGTGCGGGTAGGGCCGCAATTGCGGCTCGAGCAGCGCAGCCAGCCGTTGCAGCTTATTCAGCCGCTCGGGAATCGCTGGAGTTAGGATGGAGAGGAGCGGGGACATGAGTGGAAAGAAATCGGGTGAGCCAAGCTGAGCGACTGAGACCGGAAGCGAGAGCGTGGTGATCGCAGAGAAGAACGAGCTGCCGAGGGAGCGCGAAGGATGCGGTGATCCTTTTTTCTTCGTGTGTGAGTTTTGGCCGGCCGCGCTTCATGGAATTACGAACACAACAATAAACAATTAAGTCAATATATTTTCGTAATCCAAATGCCGTTTATGCACCTTTCACGAACGACGCATCCGTCGTTCCATGTTGTCGTCCATTCGCCGCGAGGTTCCGGCAGATTGAACGTGGATTTCTTTTGAATTATTTCTGGTGCTGTGTTGGTTTTTTCAAGCAAAGGAATGGGCAAGGTTTTGGCTGATAGTGCTTTGGCGCGAGTTGTTAGGAATCTGGAAAGTGCTGAATTATTCATTAAAAAATGGTGTTGACAAGTTGGGTGGATCGTTATTATTTCACTTCGCCCCTGTCTTTTAGAGCCCGCCGCCCATAGGAGCGGCGGGCTCTATAATCCCATGACAGGGAAAACAGTATTTGTCCGACAAATACAAAATACTTCTAAACATTTGATGAAGTATAAAGTTGCGTTATTTTAACTGCAAAAAACAGCGTCCGACAAATGCGTTTTTGGTAGTGTTTGTCGGCGTGTCGGTGGACAAAAAAAGCTCACCTAATTTTGGTGAGCTTGTGGGTATATTTAGGAAATGCAGTTTTTCAATTTACTTTTTTTCTTTGAAGAAACTCACCTTTTTGTTCAACTAAACCACCGGTAATCATTAGGTCTATTCTACGATAAGCCGTGCGAATTGTGTAACCATTTTGTCGAGCAAGATTCTTTAAAAACTGACTGCGTTTGATAATTTCAGATTCCAATGGCCAAGATGTATTCAGCTCAATTTCAAGACCAAAGATTTTTTCATTAACAAAATCTACTGGCCAAATTACGGCATCGTATTGTTTTTTAAACTCTAATTCATGCTTGGTATATTCGCGTATGATCACGGCCACGGTAGCGGCTTGCATGGCTAATGGTCTTCCATCAATTAAAACCTTTTCAATGGCATTTACTTTCATTCGTTCAAAAGCCTGATAAATGGCTGCATTCATACGTTTGCTCCTTTGCTTGCGTTAAGTTTATGAATAATGGCGGTTTGCGTCGTCGCCTTGACGTTATGAGTTGTTTTCATGGCACGTAATTTGTAATCAATTATTTTTATGTGTCAATAAAAAACATGTCATGACTTGTCGTGCTGTCATAGACTTCAATTTAATAGAAAATCTGCCTCGGCTGTTCAGGCTTGGTGAAGGCATCTTCATACGATGCAGCCTCTCTGCGTTCACGCTCTTGTTTCACATCACGGAGCGCGGCAACGTAGCCGCAGATGTAAGTCTTCCTGAGTTGCTCACGGATACCCGACAAATCGAATCCGCAGGCTTTGAGCCATGCTTGAGGATCAGGAGTCAGCTTGCGACGGCGAACACGGCAAACGGCTTTCTTCATCGCGGCTTTCATCTCTTCTTCATCCAGAGCGACTGGCTTCAATGCTTTGCGCTCGGCTTGATAGCGCGCCCAGCCTGGTGATTTCTTAATCTTGAGCGAGTGGGAGAGTCCCTTTGAAATATTTTTCATAGGTTACAAAAAAAGCCCACCGGGTGAAGGTGGGCTGAAGGTTAAAGCGGAAGCAAATGACTAGGCGGAATGTTTCTTTTCAAGATACGCTATGGCCTTCTGCTGGTTTTCGATTGTCAGGTTTCGATTGCCTGAGCGGATGTCGGAGGCATTCGCTGGCCCAGTTTCGAGTGCGTGAGCCAGCTCGGAAGTGGTGAAAAGCCTAGGCAGGATCTGCTTGATCATCTGCTTGCGCCGGCGGATGTCCTCTTTGGCCGTGGCAATGGCTGAGAAATGAAGCTGGATGAGCTTCCAGTTCGGATCTTTGGGTGCGGTTGTCATTTCTCCTCCTCCTCGCCGTTGCTCTCAAAAAAATCACGACGCGAAAAGAACACCGGAGCCACGGCGATGACGGCCAAAATAGAAATGCAGGGAATGATGATGAGTAGAGCGATCATTTGAGAAGCAGGCTGAAGTTAATGAAGGTGCGGTCTGCCTGAGCATTGGCACGTCGTGCGCGCTCAGCGATGCGGAATGCCCGGAGCATTTGACCAGGCTTGTCAATAAGCTCCTCAGCGCGAGCCTGCAGCAGCGCGGCACGATAGCGGAGGCGGTTTTGTAAGTTGAGTTTTTGGTCTATGGTTTGTGTATTCATTTTTGTTTCCTCTTCAATTTCGGTTTCAGTTTCAGTGATGATTTCTTTCGTGTCCTCGGGCTCGGGTGCTTCTGGGCATCCGAGAAAATGGTGGCCTTTATAGCCACCGCATTCAGAGCAGTATTTCATTTTAGTTCCTTTTTGATCTTGGCCCAATAGCCAAGGGTTGCGGTTTTCTTGTGGCCGCTTGGGCCACCATTCCAGATGCGGGCGTAATCCTGATCTGTTGGAGCGTGCCCGATCCTGCGGCCGTAGTAGTTGAGGTAAATGCTAGCGATGGCGCGCGCCTTGGCGCGGTCGAAGGCGTCTGCGTGGCTGTATGAGGTGTGGGCGATGCGGTTGGCATCGGTCACCACGCACTGCCAGATCTGCATTGAGCCAAGGGCGCGGCCTTGGTCGCCTACTGCGCTGACGTTGCCGTGGCTTTCTACCTGCTCAATGGCATTGAGGAGGCGGTCGCTGACCTGCGCGCTGGCGGCAGTGGCAGTGAGTAGCAGAAGGAGGAAAAGTTTCATCGGAATTAATTGGAAAGAGTATCGCCATCCTTAACGACGGTCTTAAGCACGTCGTTGATCAGAAAAGCCGGAACGGTGAAGCATTCCTTGGCCGTGCGCCATGTGCCAGCCGCTGCGGATGATCCAACGCGAAGGCGAAGCTTGGGCATATCAGCTTCGTCGCAAGTAATTCCAACTAGGCGTTTATCGAGGCGCGAGGGGAAGGTGCGGATATTCATTTTAGTTTTAGTTGATGTTTTTGTCGGTCGCCGTTGTGGCTTCCATACCAACCACCATACACATCATTCTTACCCACTCAAGATTTAATTATTGAGTAAATAAAACCAGAGTAACACCAACGACTTAGCTTATGTTTTCTTTCTTACCACTCCATTTTCTACCTCTAAAAGCCCACCATCAATCATAGCCTTGAGCCGTCGCTCGGCCGTGCGGGTGGTGTAGGAGTTCCGCTTTGAAAGCTGCTCCACCAGGTCGGCCTTCTTCATGGATCCGGCATTCGATGGCCATGCCGCATCCAACTCGGGAGCTAGCGCGCTGGTTTTTTTCTCGGTCAACTCAGCGTAAGGATTCCGCACCAGAACGTGCCGCGATAACTCGTCGTGCCACGCGAATGCTGGGCCGCGAGCCAACGGGATCGGGGCGCCGCGCATTTTGTCCGACCAGAGCACCGACACCCCATCGTCTCCCTTGGTGATGTAGATGTTCGACTCGCATTTCCGCTCAAGTTGAGAGCCAAGATGGCCGCGAGCCTTTGATGACTCCGGGCCCTTGGCCTTGATCGCTCCATGCGGATTCTGGTGGATGATGCAAAGGATCGGGCAGTCACGGTCGATGGCCGTTCCCTGAAGCTCGGCAATATATGGGTTGCCTTCGCTCGGGTCGTTCACATCCACCACCGCATCAGCCACGCCGTCGATCACGATTAGCGCCACGCCGCGGTAAGCTTTGATGGCTCGCGTGATTGCCTTCTGGATGCAGAGCCTCACCTGCTTCGGTTGAAGCCCGGCGAGCCGATAGGAAAGGAACCAGCGAGGCACCACCGGCACGCCAGCTCTGGCCATGCTCCGGCGGATAAGTTGGTCGGAATCGTAGTTGCTCTGCTCGGTGTCGAAGTGAAGCACCGCGAAGCCTTCTGGATTTGCAGCTTTGAAACCTAGTGCTTCGTCCTCATCCGCTCCGAGGAATGCCGCGAGGATTGCACCGACCACCGTGCTCTTGCCAGCCTTGGCTTGAGCGATGAGCGCCGAAAGATTGCCCGAGGTGCAGATCTGAGATCCACCCAGCCAGACTCGGAGTTTGGGTTTGTCAGTCTGGTTGCTTACGCTGAAGGCTCGGGCGTCGAGCATGTCGAGGATCGGTGCCTCGCCTTTTCCCTCAAGCGTAAGGGCCATACGCTCCAACGAGAGCGCGATGGAATCCGGCACGGCGCCGGCATGATCCTTGATCGCCTCAAGCATTCCCCTGGCCTCAGTCTCCAACACGCGAGCGCGGGCCGCATCGGCCACGGACTGGATGCTCTTGCGGAGGTGAAAAGAAGTCGGGGCGATGTCTGAAATCTGAGTGAGCGCGGTGATGCCGCCGACCTGATCCAGCAGGCCGTCCTTTTCCAGCTCCACCATAAGCCCTGAAACATCATAAGCCTCAGCCGAGAGCCGATTCAGCGCTTTGAAAATCTCGGCGTGCGCTGGGACATACCACGTTGTTCCTTCGATCCCTCCATCATTGGCCGCGAGCAGGTTCTTGCGGTCGAGCAGAAGCTCCGACAAAAGTCTGCGCTCGATAGATGGAATGGTTGAGTTCTTGTTCATTTAAAAAGGTTTTGAGTTGTTGTTTTCTGACGTTTCTCCGAGCACGCGCTGCCGCGATTCCGATTCTCCATTCCTTGTCGGTGATGGTGGGAAAAAGATTCATGTGTATCCTTCTGTTCGATAAACTTTGAGCCGTGATCTGTGCTGATTGTAAGCGGTGCGAGCGCCAGCATCTTCAAGTTCAATGATGAGGCCAGAGCGTTTGTCGGCGTGCGGCCGCATGACACGACCGACTCGCTGGATGACTCGACCAAACTCGCGGCCACCGCAAGCCATGATGACCACCGAGGCCACCGGGCAATCAAGCCCTTCATCGGCCAAGCTGGTTGCGACGAGACAACGCACCGCGCTTTCGGTATCCTTAAACGCTCCGATGGTTTCACGCCGGCGCTTCATTCCCATTTTAGAAAAGCAAGCCGCGGCACCATTGATTGCCGCGGCCAGCAGCTCGGCATGTTCTACGGTGCCAACCAGCACCAGAACCTTGGCGCCGCTTGCAAGGTGAGCATCGGCGGTGGCCACGATCAAAGCATTTCGTTGGTGATTCGCTCGGAGAATGTCGTGAGTGACTTGGTTTCTCAACTGCCTCTCGCGCTCGTCTTTTATTGAGCCATAAAATCGGCCACCCATTTTTCTTTTCACCTCGGCTTCAATCTGGTCATCAAATGCACCATGTTCAGAGGTTTTTAGAACCTGAAGCCGACCAGCTACCAAACCACCAGCCTCCATCACATTGGACTTTTGGATGACATGAAAGCCGTCTGAAAATACCTGCCGCATAACCTCGTTGCGTTCAGGGTTTGAATGCTTCGGCGTGGCGGTGAAACCCACCAGTCGAGCGTGAGGTTCAAGCGTCTGGATGAGAAGGTAAACGGTGCGGGATGGGAGGTGATGGCATTCATCAAGGATTACCAAGTCAAAGCCGACTAAAGCAGAAAAAGAACCATAGCACCCAACCTCAACCTCGTTGCCAAGTGGCAAAGCGATTCGTGCCAGCGCAACCTTCGCTTGGTCGCATTGGTCGCGGGTATTAGCTAGCCATGCACAACGGCCAAACATTAAGCCGAAACGCTCAACGATGGCCGCTGCGATGACTGTCTTTCCTGCACCGGCCGGAGCCACGATGCAGGACATGCGACGCCCACCAACCCAAGCAACGGCATCGGACTGATAGGCGCGCAGATTCATCAGAAGGGCATTCCTGGTGCTGCCTTAACGTCGCGCAACAAGCGCGCTGCTTTGGCCGTGAGTATCGCTTTGAGTTCCTCGGCATTGGAAAGCGGTCGAGGAGTTGAGCGTAACGAGTTGATCCACTTTACGCGAGGCTTGAGTTTACCTTTGTCGTCGGCTTCTTCCTCAACTACGATCTGACATTTGCGGCCGATCACCTGCGCTTCAAGCGTCTCAAAATCGTCATCAAAACCAAACGCATCACGCAAGGTTTTGACTGAGTTTTCAAAAGCCTTATCTGAGAGGTAGAGCCAAGCCGTTGCGGTTTCTCCGGCGGACTCAAACTCGATTTGGATGCAAGGAGTTCCTTTAGAGGACTCCGAAAGAGCGGCCGTGGTTACGGTCGCAACATGTTTTCCGATGGGTATCATTTTAGTTGGATGGATTTTTTGGTGACGACCTCAGCGAGGCCGGAGAGTTGTGCTGCCTTACCACTTTCAAAAGCTTCGCGGATGGCGAGCTTGTCTGGTTCTATAGTTACCTTCTCGCGGATAAATTGGCGCGGAAGATTTCCGACTGCAACGAGGAGCTGCACGGACTGCGTGTTGCGCCAAGAGATGACAACTTGAGGAGACGTAATCTTTGTGCCGGGCTCAAGACTTCCGACGAGGTAAGACCGCAGCCATTCGGACTGACGCTCTGCTGACTTTCTGCGATTCCTGAGCACCATCTCCTCGGCTGCTAAAGCCTCGGATTCAGCCTCAAGGTTCTTAATCATGCAAGCGAGGCCAATGGCCTTTGTCTTCTGGTCGATTTCCATGCGTTTGAGCATGGCCTCGATCTGCTCTAGGTGTTCCGGTGGAGCATCGGCTGCAAAGCTCTGCTCGGCCTCGTCCCAAAGCGAGGCAATGGTGGCGTTGATTTCGTAAAGCCTCACTTTGCAGCCTCCTCACGCATCCGCTTTAGGATGATTGCAGCCTGATCGGTGGTTAGCTCTGAAAGCTCGACGGCTTGGTAATGGTCTTGGGCTCGATCCAGCACCTTCTTCGCGGCCGGCGACTTGGCTGCGATAGCTGCAATCTCGGCCAGCGCATCGGCCGGAACATTGGCAGGCTCAGCCTTGGCCGCGATGGTGAGCGGAGCGCGGGTCTGGACGCCGACAAATATGTGGCTGATCTGGTCGGAGGCAAATGCCATTGAGGCCGGAAGGCCAAAACGATTCTTCGCATCCCATGCAGCCGAATGCTCAAGGTGGAGGATGCGTTCCTTACCTCCGGTAATCTTATTGCGACCGTCAGATCCCTCGACCACCTGAGTCTTGAAGTTTGCGAAGCCCAACAAGTCAGCCCACTCCTTGAGAATTGGTGAAACCTGCTTAGCCAGCTTCAGTTCGTAGCGATCAAAGCCATCGGTCTGGTCGGGTGGCGACTGGCGGACGATCTTGGAATGCGCCAAAAACACGACATTCTTTCCGCGGGAGACAAGCGCCTCGGCGCGAGCGATAATCTTGCGGAACTCCTCGGCCAAAATCACGTAGCCTTTGCCAAAGCCAAAGTCCTCAATGGATTTTTTGTTGTGCTTCTTCAGCACCATCTCGGCACAAGCGGCTTCAGCCCAGTCGGCGGTGTCAATGACGATGGTTTCAAAGTCGGTGGTGAGGCACTCGGTAAGGGCCAATTCAAGGTCAGCCCATGTTTCGACATCGGCGCGAGCCACGTCCAGATGCGACGTGCCTTTTTCAAGATCAAGGAAAAGCGGACTGGGAAGCCCAGCCGCGAATGTGGATTTTCCGATGCCTTCAACGCCGTAGATTACGGCGCGAACGGCTTGCTTCTGTTTGCCTTTGGATATGTTCATTTTTTCAGTTTTAGTTTTGTGGGTTGGATACCGACCTGAGATAGGCCTATGAGAAAAAGCCTGCGCGCCACGGCTGCGGCTGGCTCGATACCAAGCGCAGATGACTTTCGAGCTGCCTCAAAAGCCGCGTGCTGCGTCGGCGTAATTGTGAATGAGATTTTCTTCATTGCGCTGCGATTAAGACCAACAAGAAAAAGACAAGTCAACCACTTTCTGTCCAAGTTGGAATAATTATTTTACGACTTAAACCAGAGCATGACATTCCAGCTCATCCTTAAATCTTTGGGTCTCCCGGCTCCTGTAACCGAGCACCGATTTCACGCTGAACGCAAATGGAGATTTGATTTTGCATGGCCGGATCTGAAGGTAGCCGTCGAGGTGGAGGGAGGGGTCTGGACTGGTGGCCGGCATACTCGCGGTAAGGGTTACCTTGCTGACTGCGAAAAATATAATCACGCTGCGGCGGCGGGTTGGTGCGTGTTGCGTTGCACTCCAACAACGTTGATGAGCGGCCCGATGCTGGATCTATTAACTCGGGTTCTTAGGGAGCGTGCGGTGTATTGATTTACGTCTTACGTTCATTTTTCGGTTCCGTCTAATCTACTGTTAGGCAGACGGCAAAACCAAAGACAGCCCGCCGGTTTCGTTGTGGCGCACATGGTCGTTGCGGCGCTTTACCAGCTCCATCGTGAGCCGATAGAACTTCGCGTGGCTTTCCTCGTCGCGTGGCCTGATGGAGTCGCTCAGCGTGTCGATGTCGTCCATCAAGTCCCACAGCGATTCCGCCGCGCTTGCCCACAGCGCAATCTCGGCCTGTTGGTCAGCGTGCTTCTCGCCAGCTTCGCTATGAATCATGTGCATGCTTTTTGATGTCGTCTCCGCCTTATCCTTCCAGTATTTCACGGACTGTTCTAGTTCGTGGCAGTAGTTTAGGAGGGCGTTATTGGTCACTTGTTTTTCTAGGTATTCGGGTATCATTGGTTTCCTTTTTGGGGCGTCCGCCCTTTCTGCCGTTCAGTTTTGCTGCCTCCCGCTGCGCAGGAGTGGGGCGCTTGCTTCGCAGCAGAGCGCCCACGTTGATTTTCTTTCCGCAGTGCGGGCACTTCATGCGGCTACAAATCCGTGTTTGCGGTCTTGCGCCGCTTGATGGCGAGCATCGGCGGCGCTCATTACGCCTTGGTCGATTACCGTGCCGTCAATATCCAGCGTCTGTGCCTTCACGTCGCCGTTATCCAGCTTGATGAAAATGGCGCGGATGCCTGTCGTTTTGTTGATCAGATTGCGAGGTTTGCGAGTGTTGTTCATAGGTTACGGGATACACTAGAAACCCGACAGTCGGGATATGCAAGCGGAAAATCAAAGTTTCTCGAAAATAAATCATCGGAGCCTAACCAGCCGCTAGAGCCAACGCGATTGACCGTCACGGAATGCGCTAGGCCATAGAGCCTTCGGGCGTCAGAGGTCGCGTGGCTCACCGGGCGCGTTGGGCATACAGAAATCAATCATCGGCCCCTATCTCGCAGGACTCTCCGCAAGCGGAGCCTGTGTCTAGTTCTAGGTCGTAGCCTGCGCCCGCAAAATCAAACAGCCCTTGCTCCCGCGCAGCGTCAGAATACGGAACGAAGCCGCCATCTGCTGCCATCCGGCGCAGATCTGCCACGCGCCGCCGATCACGGAAGAAGAAGCGTTCACCGCTACCCGTCCCGGCATTGTCGATGCCCGCGTGTTCAGCTTCCATGCGCTCAGGGAAGTCTAGTTCGCGGGGGTGCTGTGCGGCCACGGTCAAAAGCTTGCGGATGCTTTTTTTCCAGCACCATGTGCAGTTGCCGAGATGGTCGCCCGGTAGTTGTAGATCGAACGGCCACGATTCTATCTCTTTTGCTATGTCATTTTTTCTCCATCCTGATTTCACCAGCGGATAGACGAACCTTTTTTCTAAGCGTTTCTCGCTTACCCTATCCATTTCGTCAGCTCGGATGCCTATAGCTGTCCAGTATTCGCCCTTCTCCCATCCAAGTTCTCGATGCCTATATGAATCCATCACTTCTTCTTTTAGTCGAGATGTGCAGTGTGGATGTGTCGGCCCCGGAAGACCGTGCTTTTTTATGTATTCCTCAAACGGCTCACCTTTTCGAGCGGCGGTTTCATAGCTGACCACTTTGTGCCTGATGCTCACTCGCTCACCATGCGTTACTACTGCCTCTAGCCACACGACTCCCCACCCAAAGTGCTTATCGCAGGCGTCCACGAAATCGAGCGTTGCCGGATGTTCGCAACCGGTATTCGCGAAGCAGACCGCTAGTTCGTGGGTTTCTCGGTATTGCTCCCAAAGGAGCTTTGTCATCACAGCAGAGGTTCGGCCTCCAGAAAAAGATACGGCTAGTTTGGGTTTCCGTGGCGTTGAGAAACGAACCACGGAGCCCAACAAAGGACTAGAGCCAACCCCTATACTTGCCAGACTGCTTGTATCGCAGGTCATTTGAAAGTCGGTTTGCATATAAAGTTTCAGGTGTTCGACTGGGGCGGCTCACTCCGGGCGTTCGGCATACCCTGACGCTCAATGGACACCGTTCGGCATCCGAGTTCTACTGCTTCGCGGACTTCCTCCATCACAGATGAGATGGATCGGCATTCGCGCGCGTCGCCCCATGCAACTACGTTCCAGATTTCGGGGCCACCAGACAGAGCCGAACAAGGCGCTAGAGCCAACGAGGGCAACTGGTCATTCGAGATATTTTTAGCTGTCATTTTCATAGAGTATTCTTCCGCGCCTGAGGTTCATCTTGGACGTTAGCCAAAGCATCCCATGCGGCTAGCTTTTCGGAGCATTGCAGTTCGGTTTCTATTTGCATGAATCGAATCGCATTTCCCGCTTTTTTGAGCGCAGCGTTTTCGCGCTCCAGCTCGCGGGCGAAGTCGGCGTCTACCCTGTCGGCCATCATTCTACCGTTTAAGCTGCTATCCATAGCTTGTTTATCTGTTCTAGGCGTATCGTTTTCGGTCAGTTTAGTCATTTTCATAGAGTATTCTTCCGCGCCTGCGGTTCATGTTTGGACGTCTTTTATAGCACCACATTTCCGCATTTTGATTCCAGCTTCGTAGAGAATACGAACGACAAGAGTGCGGCTGAGTTTCGTGGTTCTCTCGACGTGATCAATGCCTCCATCGGCGTAAGTATTGATAACGCGAGCGCGCAGAGCTGGCGGGTATGGGTTGATTTTCGCAGCGTGCAACCAGGAACCGAGCGTGGTCGGTTTGATCCTGTGCTTTTTAGCAAATGGGTGAAAGTCGCGTTCATCCTCTGGCGTGGCCAACCACTTTTTTAAGCAGTCATCGCGTCTTTTATTCACGCGAATCTTGATTGGCTTGAGCGCCTTCGGATTCGGGAGATTTACTTTTATGCGGTTGATCACCTTTTTTTCTTCAACGTCTTTGGCCTGTTTAAGCATCAAGATCCGCACGCGCTCGGCGCACAATCCCACCGGAGTTGATCGTGCTCCGCATCGCTCCAGCATGACATCCGCCATGTCCAGAATTGATGTGCTGCGTCCCTCTGCCATTAGTCTTCCATTCCATGTGCTCATATTTTTATTGATTAAGTGCGGGCCAGAATGGCCTGCATTGGACACGCTAAGCACACCGCATCTTTACCTTCAACCTAAAAGCAAATGAAAGTTTCCGCCTTCATTTTTAGCTCGCATTATTCGGCAGACAAAGCTTTGCGCGAAGCGATCACATGGACAAAAGACAACGGTTTATGCTGCGGTCGTTGCGGTGGCGAAATGCTGCTTGGAACTTTGGATGCCGATCAAGTTGCTCAAGCCTGTCAGGATTGCCCGGTGGTTTCTTTCCAGCCGTCTTCATCATCGTCTTCGTCATCGCAATCTGCGGCAGCTTGATCGGCCAGAATCTTGAGCATGGTTTTGCAGTGAGCCTCGACCACTTCCATGCTGGTCTTATCGCTCATCTCCACCTCGGAGGAATACGTGCGTTCACCATCCACGTGACTGTATTCGACGCGAAGGGTTAAGCGCATGGAAAAGCTATTTTATCCGGCGATAAATCGGGTAATTCAAAACACGACCATTTAAGTCGGGCTGCGGCCAGTTTTTTTTCTCAACAAGACCAGCGGCAATTGCATCGGGTATCATCCGGCGAAGTGAGCAGATCGAGATGCGTTCCTTTTTGGCAAGCGTGTGAATGGTTTCCCAGCCTGCTGGAATTGGAGGCAGCGGTTTTTTCGCCAAAAGCGCGGAACGGATCGTGGTCGCTTCCGACCAGCCTGCGGGTGTTGGGATTTTCTTTATTGTGTGGCTCATAAAACAACGGAGTCGGGTGTGGGTGGCTCAAAAATGCAGGAGCGAACTCGGGGAATCTCTCCAGCGTTTTGGCCTCGGAAATCAAGGGCGAACACACCGGGATAAGTGCGGGCCTGGCTAACAACCTTGTGACCAAAACGAGTGAGTGCCTGCCAAGGTGGAGATACAATCACGATGCCCTTGTGGTTTCCACCGTGGTCGAACTTGTGGCGATGCGCGCAGCAGAGAACCGTTGGGATCGGGTCGCCGGCACGGGCCGCTTCAAGCTGCTCCTCTGCCAATTGCACGCCGAGCTGGGTTAGCGAAAGCGCAAGTCGGGTTGAGGTTCCGATATGGTGGCGGAACACGCAGCGGGTTTCGTTTACGTCGAGCAAGAGGCGATCCCATGCACCGGCTCCGTCTGGCGTTGGCGTGGCCTTCAAAGCCTTGCCGATTGCATTTTCAATGCTGCCGGTGTGGCACTCGGTTCCGCGAACGATAAAGACCTTTGAAGCATCCTTGGCTAATGGAGTTAAAAGCTCGATGGCAGCACCTACGTGATCGGCAACGTCGGGCGAGATTATCTGCATTGTGCGATGATGATTTCCTTCGATCAAATCGCCATTGATAATCAGCGCAAATGAATCGCCATCCGCGGTTTCAAGAATCCATTTTTTAGTTTCAAGCCAGCATGTCCAAAGCCATTGCTGGATGGCGTTATGCTCAATTACGTTTCCTTCCAGTGTCTGAAAACTCGGTGGCATCACGGCCAGAGTTGAGCCGCAATGTAAGTCGCTCAAAACAAATACAAGTTTCGGGCGTTTATTGGTTTTCATAGAGTGGAATCAGGTCTGCTTTGAGCCTTCAAGATGCGCGACGCGAATCGAGACCTCAGCGATGGCGGCTTCGGCTGCGACGACTCGCGCTCGTAGCTCGACCATCTCACGCTCGGCAGTTTCGTGCCGTTGCACCGCAAGGGCCGATGCGGTGTTGTTGGCGCTTTGGCCTTTAAGAATCCACACAATACCACCAAGGACTAAGCTGGTCAGGATTGTGTTCACATCGAGCGTTAAATTCATGAGGCGTATTACTTAATTGATACCGTAAATTAAAGCCGTGCGCGGATCTCTTTGATGAGTCGCTTGTGGTCTGCATCCATTGATCGGGACAAAGCATTCTTGACCACGGTTTTTGCGGCGTCGTCGAGCGAGTCGATGGCCGAATCAACGGCTGGAACAATGGTGGTCAAAGCATTTTTAAGTCGGCTGGACTCAAGCTCAACTTTGCGAGCAAGCGTGCCTTTTTCGTAAGCATGCCACGCAGCCCAGCCAAGGGCGAGCAGAGCAACACCTGAGGCGATGGCAACGGCCGGCATGAACCACGGCTGGGAAATGAGCTGGGCAAGGCCGAGAGAAACGATTCCGACCAGCGCACCGACTGCTGCGAAGCGAACCTGCTGCGCCCAGGCGAGCAGTCCGGCGATAGCCAACGCACCGAGTCCAAACCAGCGAAGAGTGGCGACCTGCTTTTTCTGCTCTGCGTCCTTGAGGTTCTCGATCATTTTGTTGAGGCCAACGATTTGATCGGTGAGTTCTTTGATCTTGGCGTCGTATCCGTTGACCAACTTGGCTACGTCAGCGGCGGGAGCGGCTGCGACGGCAGCACGCTGAGCGTCGGTGTGAGGCTTGGCCGCTGGTGCGATTGCGTCGATTTTAGCGGCTTCAGAAACGATGGTGGTATCTTTTCCCTCTTGACTCGCCAGAATGGGCGCGGATTCAACGGCTGGCGATAGCTTGCGTGCCGTATTGCAACCAGTGAAAAGCAAACAAACGCCAAGTGTGCAGAGAGAGATGATGAATGGAGCAACACGACAGAGCAACAAAGCTGCGAATGCCTTTAACAAATGCCGGCCAGCGCACCTTAAATGATACCAAGCTTGAGCAGTTGGCTTGAGCGGTGCGGGATGCTGGCATTTGCAGGTCATACAAATAAGCAGAACAGAAAATAACTTAATCCGATGATAGCTCCGCTGGCTGCAACGGCCAGAGCCATTAGAAACTGCAAAGCATCTTTTTCGTCATTCATGGCGCAAGTAGGATTTCCCAGCGGTTAGATACGATGATTCCGAGCTGGTCGAGTGCGCCAGTCAGCGAGGCGAAATCTGGATCTGACTCGGAGATTACACCCTCAGATTGGGCGAGCATCTTGGCGCGAATCGCGGCGGGGTGACTGGATGAATCCAGCGCAACGATCTCGGCATCGGTGAGACGGCGGATGACCGTTGCACCGGACTGCGTAAGCGAAGGGCTCACTTCACCATCTTCAAACCATAATCTGACGCGAGTCTGTTGCGCCTCGCTCACGGGTTGATCCGCAGTGATTGTGCCGTCGCCGTAAAGGGTAACACCCGTGAGTCCAAGAGCGTTTTGAATGTCTTCAGCGGTTATCATTTTAGTGCATTCGAAGTGCCGATGCGGAGAGGATGAATGCGCGGTTCGACGTAGCCGTTGCACCGTTTGTAAACGCGACCACGAAGGTTTCTCCTGAGTTCGCTGACATTCCGGTAGGCCCATTGGTCATCGTCACCGATAGCACTCCGTTAAGGTAGAAATTAACTGTTCCAGTTCCCATATTTTCAATGGTGAGGACATTGGACACAAAACCACTGAACGTCCCAATCGTGGATGACACGTTAAGCGTCGTTCCGTCATGCGCAAAGCCAACACCAGTTCCGTTTACTACCCTAAGCCCTACGCTCTTTGTTGCGGGTGCGCCGTAAGCTGTTCCCACCGCGATGCCCAACATAAAATACGTCGTCGCAGTTGCGTGCTGCGAATCAGTAAAAAACTGAAACGTGAATGCCCAGCGGGCAGAGAAGTTGAGAGTTGAGTTTGAGTTTACGTCATGCAGCGCACCCTGTAAACTATTGCCTACGTTGTTTGGGTAAAAACGCAGGGTGGACAAAGTGGTTACTCCGGCTGACCCACCGTAGCGCATTGCTCCCGGTTCTCCACCAACCGATCCGGTTCCAGTTCCTGCGTTCGTCCAAGTCTGAGCGGTTACTGGGATTGAACGATAGCGGTGAACTAACGAAAAGAAATTGGTCGCATTCGTCAGCGGAAATCCGCCAATGCCTGGCACCGTCCCAGCCGTGGTGGTCGTTGCCGCTGGGTAACCAGTCGCGTTGGTTAGCGTGATGCTTGATGGTGTTCCGCCAGCACCGTTGAAAACTACGGGTGCGCCAGCAGAACCGACACTGATTGCGAGCGCAGTATCTACGCTAGTTCCAAGTCCGGTAATGCCACTAACCGCAACCGTAGGAGTCACCCATGCGTCATCGTAGTTGGTTGAAGAGACTTTTGCCAGCACTTGACCAGCCGTGCCGCCACTTGGGATTGCGCCCGCATCAATGCCACCGACATTCACAGTCCAAGCGGTATACGTTCCAGCTCCGGTGTGCTGTTGCACGTCCACAACTAATACGCCAGTTGTCGAATTATAGGTCGTGACCAATGCGTGCATATGGTTGCTCGCGTTATACGCGATGGTAACGTCCTGGGTTGGTGAATAAGCTAGCCCAGTTCCAACCGTGAGAGTTTTTGCACCGTTGCCGATTAAAATCGAGGTGGTCGAACTGGTCAAATATCGGTCGCCTACTTGGGAAGTCAGCGCAATAGTGCCGGAGATATTGGGACACGTCAGTGTAACTCCATTTACCGAAGCTCCATAAATCAGAGTAGAATTAGCACCCAACTGAAAATTACTAAAGGCACTTATTTGACCACCGGTTACTTGCGTAGTTATTGACCCAAGAGACGGGCCTGCAAGATCGCTGGTTAGCGCAATTAGATTTCCATCTATTGTTAACTGTCCATCTACCGAGCGGACAGCGGAATATGCCTCTAGCACATTATCATATATTTTTATAACTCCATCCGCGCCGCTGCCATCTCCAATTGAGATTTCGCCAGAGTTGGTTAACTCCAGCACGTTGCCGCTCGCCTGCCCTACGTTGCGGGTCGATGCGGTGCCGAGACCGACAACTTCGGAAGCACTTATAATTCCACCACCACCACCTGCACCACGAGCAGCTACCAGCATCCATTGTTTTGACCGCTTGGATGGTGGTTGGGTAGGGTTCTCTACAAGGGCGATGTATGAGGAGCCGTTACTGCTGACGTAATCAAAGGGCTTGTATTTCTCACCAGGCTCGTAGGCTCCGCGAGGGTTGAAGGATTTTGGGGTCTCAGCCTGCGCGGCGGGGACGGCTAGCTCGGCCTTGATGGCGGCAAGCTCGGCGGGAATGGCGACCATTAATTCCATCTGCTTGGCCAAATCAATATTAGCCTGCTCGTTGATCTTGATGACTTGATTAATGGTGCGGTCTAGCTCGGCGCTAAACTGCTCTCTTTCGGCGATGATCTGTTCCGATAAACCTTGAACGGTGATAGAGCTTTCCTCGTGAGCTTTTGCAAGTTGTTCGGAAAAATCACGCACGTTGGCGTTAAACTTTTTTTCGGATTCTTCGGCTTGTTGGCCTGCTTCAGTTTTAAACTGCTCCAGTTCTTGAATACGCTTGAGCGACTCAGCTAAGCATCTGGCAATCTTGATTTCTCGGATGTTAGCCTCGTTGAGGCACTCGGCGATCTGGAGTAGTTGTGGGCTCATTTTTTGGATACGTTGAAACCAGAGAGCAGACCGTTAAAAACTCCGATTTCGTGGATCTCGTTTTCGAGCTTTTCCACCGTGTCCAAACTATTTGAAAGTCCTTTAACTCCATCAACAATGGATTGCATGGCCGCAGCGGTAGTTTCAGGAGGCGGAAGCGAAGCCGCAGCGGCAGAAGCTCCAACCTCAGATCCAGCCGCAGCCGCAGCGGAAGGCGTGGACGGAAGCGAAGAGGTAGTGAGGCGGATGGCGGTCTCGGGCACGCCGTAGCGAGCGGCAAGCTCGGAGACTTTTGCGGCCTCAATAGCGAGCTGCTCAAGTGTGTCCTCGTAGTCATAGCCATTTTCAGCGGCGATCTGCTGGCCGGATTTGATGCCTTGGCGATTCTCGTTGAGGTTGGCGGTGGACTCACGGCCTACATCAATCGACATCCGTGCTGGCCAGCGCCACTCGCCACGCAAAGCACGACGCAATGCTTGCACCGCGGTCTCTCCTTCCTTGGCTGGAGGCGGCGGAATTTCTCCTTCAGCAATGCCAATCAAAATTACGTCGTTCTTAATCGGGTCGAGCACCTTGTCGGAAAGCACACCGCGATGACGATCCCAGACACGATCAGCCTGGGCGAACTCGGCGCGCACGTTCGGGCCTTTGTAGCCTTGAGTTCCAAATAGCACGCCGGCGGGAATGCCGAGACCCATAGCGATCTCGTCCATTAAATGCTCGACAAATCCGGTGAAGGCGGACGACGGACGCGAGGGCATCACCTCCACTTTGTCAGCGGTGTTGAAATATTTGATCATGCCCATCTCGGAAATCTCATCCTTGCGCTGCTGACCATTATCAAGAGTAAGAGAAGGAGCAGCGCTGAAGGCCTGCCGAGGCGAGGCTGAACCACGCTCATTGAACACTAGCGCAGCCTGCTGGGACGCAAAACGCACGCCAACCTGCTCAGCATCAAGAATGCCCTTGAGCATCCTGGCGGTGTTTATAACCGCATGGAACTCGGTCACGCCACGGTATTGATCGGCACGGAATGGGTCGAAGTAATGGCAGAACGCGCGCGCGGGAACGTCTTCTGGATTTGAATATGAGCCGTTGCGGTCGCGTTGAAATACTCGGAATGCAACCGGCTTTCCAAAATCATCGACGACGATACCGTCGATGTATTTCTCAAACATCGAAATCTCGTTCGGGTTGCCAATTAGATCGGCGGGAACGAGTTGAAGCCGAAGACCATCAGCGGTCTTGCGAATAGCAAATCCGCAATCGCCATCGACGGGCCGCATTTGCAGCGCCATGCCGACAAGCTGACGAAATGAGTGCCGGCCTGTTACGTCGGCCTTTTTGCACCACGTATGGAAATACTCAGCAATGGTGCGGTCGTATTCACGGTCACCAGTTGCCGGACTCCATTCATTCGGTGTGCAATTCAACGCGAATTTTTCTGGGATGCCGGCAAGCGCTGAAAAATTGGCGATGAGGTCGCGGGCCTCAAACATCATCACCTTGCGCTCGCGGCTGGTTTTGGAGCTTTCGGCTGGCAGCTCGTAAGTTTTTGGAGCGAAAAGACGATTCGCCTGCGCGGCCTGATACTCAAAAAGGTGCTTCTCGATCTTGGAGCGCAGCCGATTCGTCGCCCAGCTTGGAGCAATAGCGCCAAGGGCTCGCTCAAAAGCGTTCTGATTTTTGACTAGGCCGGCGATGTCGGGACGTTCCATGATTACCAAGTGTTGGAGCTGTTAAATTGCACGAACGTGACTTCTGCGGTGTTGCCGTTGGAGATGTCCAAAGCAGACTGAAGCTGGCCGACCATATCTTTAACCTCGTTTAAGTTGGCTCGGGTAACGCTGCGACCGTTGAGCGAGTAGCTTTGATTGGTGAGAATAGCCGAGAGCGCGGCCACGGCCTGCGTCTTCAAAGTAGTAAGCGTGGCCGAGTCTAGGCCGATGAAAGGGTTAGCGAGCGCCATAAAATGGGCGGATTCGTAAACTTTACGGAAGCCTTCAAGAATGCCCAAAATCTCCCTCGCCATGATAGTTGGAAATGAGGCGGCTCACATAGAGCATTGCCTGCGCTCGTTTGCTGGCTCGTTCCATGAACTCTGTATTGTCCAAGCCATAGGTGCCCAGGAGCCAGATGAGACAGTCGATCTCGCCCATAAGATTGCCGAGGAGCTGGGCGTCGAGATCCAGTTTGGCATCTACCGAAACGGCGATTCGGCCAAGGATTGGCGGCATGTCGATAACTTCGCGGCCGCACGTAATCAGGCTTTTGAGTTGGCAACCGGCGACTGGATCTTCTGGGCCGATGCCGATGACACGCTGCGCGGAGATCCAGCGGGCATTATTCAAGCTTGTGCCGATACTAAAGCCGACCTGCTGCTGTTCACTTACGACGTGCCCGGCACCAACAAAGCACCGTGGCGCGAGCGGTGCATTCGTCGCAGCCTGTTTGAAGCTGGCCGGCGGTGGCAGTTTGCCGTGCATGAAAACCTAATTCTGCGCGATGGAGACAAGCGGCTGTCGGTGGATGCTCCGGTCTGGGTGCATTCGCCAGTTGCAGCCAAACCACGCAGCCACGACCGCAACCTTCGCATCCTTTCAAATGCCCTACGCGAAGCTGGCTCGCAGCTTTTCTACGTGCACCAGGAACATTTCTACGCGCGCTCAGAAGAAAAAGCGCGGGAGTTTGGCCTGCTGGCGTTGGGTTTCCCTAACCTCCACGAGACATTCCGCTTTGAGATTATCATGAATCTCGGGCGGTTGGCCAAGACGCCAAAGGAGGCGCTTGAGTGGTTCGGCCGTGGAGTGGTCGAGATGCCTCAATTACGTGAGCCTCTGGCCGGCGCTGTGCTGGCTGCGCTTGAGGGTGGCGAGCCGGTGCGTGCCTTAGAGCTGGCGCGGCGGATGGTTGCTATTCCGGTTCCACCAGATGAGCGCCGGCCGTGGACGTTTGAGGCAAAATGGTATCGGTGGCATGGCCGTGATTTGTTGGAGCGGTGTGAACGGCTCAATGGATTGCCTGCTAAAACTGAAAACTACTCGCCCAAAATCACATTGCTTCATGCCACTAGAAATCGGCCGCAGAAAGCTTGGGAGTGCCGCGAGAAGTGGATGGCCTTAGCATCGGAGCCAGACGATATTGAATATATCATGGCCGTGGACTCGGACGACAAAGCAAGCCGTGAGCTAGCCAAGCAGTTTCGGCACGTTGTTGTTGAGCCTGGTTCATGCGTTCGCGCTTGGAATGCTGCAGCGCGGATGGCTCGCGGCGAAATCCTAATCCAGCTTTCGGATGATTTTAGTCCGCCTCAAGACTGGGATGCAACGATCTCAAACGCTTTCGAAGACATTCTGGCTGGTGCTGTGCTGGCCGTGTCAGATGGCAACCGCAAGGACTCGCTCCTTTGCATGGCAATCCTCAACCGCGAGCGTCTGGAAGCGCAGGGAGATTTGTTCTTTGAGGGTTACGAATCGGTGTTTTCCGACAACGAATTTTCGCATCGAGCGTGGGCGGATGGCGTCGTCATTGATCGCCGGGAGGATCTGGTTTTTGATCATGCTCATCCATTCTTCGGCAAGGGCGAACTGGATGCCACCTACCAAGCGACCAATGCACCAGAACGCTATGAGCGCGGACGTGCTTTGTTTATCGCGCGGAATCCTGAGACTGTGCAAATGGAACAGCCTGATTCAGCCAGTCTTGACGCTTCTGGCACCCACACGTTGCCTTGTTGATTCCGATCACGTTGGCGATAGGCTCTGCAATCTTGGCGATTAAGTCACCGAGTCCGCGCATAGGTGCAGTTTTAGTGGCTTCTGGCGTGCATTGACCATAGGTTCCCCAGCGGTTAATGTCGCAATGGGAACATGGCGACGATGAATCTGGCCGAGGCGTGCAAGGCGTCGGGCAATCCTTGCAAATGTCATCTCTGACTTGAACAACACCAAGTGGGATTTTAGCAAGTTGAGCCATCGCAGAAAGTGCGCACGTTAGCGACAAGCGTTGTTCCGTCTGTTGCAGGAACTGCGAGCGAGTAATAGTTTGGTGCAGCCGATGGAAGGATTGGCCAAGTCGAGGAAGTCGCTGGATCGTATCCGCCTGGTGTTGTGCCGTCCCATACCGTGCATTTGCTTGTCTCGGTTCCAAGATGAATGAGGAGATCCGCAGCAGTTGAACCGGAGACTTTTGGCGTGATCGTCAAAGTCGGCTCGCTAGTGTAAGCCGTGCCAGATGCCGTCATGGTCACAACGTCAATTCCACCTTGAGCGTTTACGGTGCAGGTTGCGGTTGCGCTTGAGCCGCCACCGCCAGAGAAAGCGAGCGTGGGTCGATAATCGCCAGCGGTTCCGCCTGCGATTGCTGTGACTGATCCAGCCGTAAGCGTTGCCGTCCAGCCAGTCGATGTCGTGCCACCACCAGATGCAGTTTGAACGGTAACGGTCGGCGCGGAAGTGTATCCACTGCCGATGTTGAGAATTGAAATACTGGCAACTGTGCCGGTCGAGGACATAACGGCGACCGCATAGGCTTGTGTTCCGCCAGAAGGAGGTGCGGAAAGCGTGACAGTTGGGCGATAAACTCCACTAGAAAGCACTTCGACTGATGAAATGGATGTGCCAGCTTCTCCAATAAATCTTTCCATCCAAGTTGCGCGGAAATTAAGTGCAGTTCCTACAGTCGGAATCTTGAAGCGTAAGCGATAGCGACTTTCACGAATTGAAATTGTGCGCGTCGAAGATATGCTTTCTTGATTCCGATAGCTGCCTGCCGTGTCTGTCCAGCTTGAGTCATAGGCTGGAAGGTCGGCATATGCTAAAGCATAAAGGTCTGGAAACGTGATAAATCCATCATAGGTTGTAGTTGATGTTGGCGACCCTGTTGCTGCGACAAAAGCAGTATAAGGACCAGTTGCGGTTGTTGTATCGGTATGTGTGTCTGGAAAACCTGTGCATGGTTTCCAATCTGTATCTTGAACCGAGCGCACCGTTCCAGATGCTCCTGGTGTTGTCCAAGTATAGGTATTGACCGTATCAACTTGCAGCGCAAATCCGCAATCAGTCGGGCCGCAATCGCCACCATAAGAACCAGAGAAAAGCGTTTCGGTAACAGTTCCAGTCCAGCCAGCGCACGTTTCTCCGCTCATTGAAAGCGTGCAGTTATTCGTTACAAGTCCTGTGTCGGCTGCGGAACTGGCATTTAATGCGCCAGGACATCCATTGGTTGCCGTGCCAGATGATGATGAAGTCGAACCAGAATACGTTTCGTTTAATACTTTGGTCGTATAGAAATCTGCACCATCTTCGTATCCGTATTGTGTTCGACTAGCACTCCGCGAATCCCACTCGACCGTCGCAGTCGGACACTCGCAGCAAAGCGCGCAGGTATCGGAAGGAATAGCCATATCAATACCACTCAGCGGTTCCGTTGCAGACTCGAAATGTTTGGTTCGTGTTCAGAATTGAAGTGACAGAAGTGAACGCACCACTTGCAGCCATCCACGTTCCAAGCGTCTTGTATTTATTGGTCGATGTGTCCGTCGAAGCCGTCGTGACATTCTGAGCAATCAAAGCCGTGATCGTGCCGGCGGAATCTACGGTTGCCTTTAATTCAATGATACCCGTCGCACCAGTCACGGTGATGCTCGGGCGCGGATAAGCCGCCATTGATGTTCCACCAATAGTCGGAACAAAACTATTCACCATGCCAGGCTGAATATATATTTTTGCAGTCGGGCCTGCCTCAATCTGTCCAGTCAAAAACCAAGGTGGTCGACTAAGCCTTCCACGGTTTCCGTTTATGCCTCCGCTGACTTCACCATAAATACTGCTATCCAAAGAAATCAGCCTGCTGGTTTCAGACTCTGTTATGGTGATTCCGGTGCCTGCTTTTAAAGGCTGATTTCGATCAATGATTTCGTTGATCTTTTTGGCGATAAAAACAAACGCCTGCGGAACCGATGAAAGTTTCGCCACCAATGAACTCGGAGGTTTTGCAGACTCGTTCATCTTGCTTTGGTGTGCATCGTTTTACGCTCGTAGAAATTACCCTGCCAACGGCTTAGGCTTTGCGCTTCCGCAGTGATTGAGAATTGGCCATAGCTTACAGCATCAGCCGATACCAATGCAATGTAAGCGTTGATTGAAAGCGTGGTGGTGGGCGTGAGGTAAACACCAGAAAGCAACGGTGCGGTTTCTCCGGTTGGATAAACAACAACGGATGGCCCATATAAAACCGGAATGTCGGTTGAACTGTTAATCAGAAAATAATCAGATGTAAGTCTGGCCGGAGTGGTTGCATTGAGCGGATCACGAATAAACTCATAGCCAGGGAATTGGCCAGCGTAGGAGGTGTATTCTATGCGCTGCGAAGGCGTGATCGCATAGTAACGGTTCCACTGGTGCTGTCCTCCTCCGATGGCCTGAAAATCAGACTCCCTTACCAACACAAAATTGGTCAATGATGTTCCGGCGTAAGCCGAGCTGATGCTGATCGCTGACCATGAATCAATGTCCTGTTGGTATTTCTGGCGGAACAATACTTTTTCAGTCGATCCATCAAACGGAGCCTCCCATTCAATTGGGCCAACGGTAACGGCAGATGCAGTGAATGACGCCTGCGCGGATGTCTTAAAATATGAAACGCTCATTTTGCGGAAGTAGAGGCCAAGGTTTTTGTGTTGAGGGTGATAAGCTCATCTTTGACTGAAGCCAATTCCTTTTCCATCGCAGCATAAGGATTAGCATCTGATACGCGCGAACCGAGGAGCTTTTCCATTGATCCGATCTGGCCGCGAGTCTGGTCGAGCCGTGCGCGAATGCCGCGACCCTGAGCCAATGCAGCATCTTTCGCTCCACCAGTCGTTGCGCCGGCATAAGCCTCACGCGCGCGCTGTTCGGCATCGGATAATTGAAGCTCCTTGGCGCGAGCTTTCTCAAGTTTGCTTGCAGTGCTTTTTCCAAAGCCTCCAATGTTTCGCCTTCCGCTGATAACGTCGGCCATCGTGGGAAGCTCGGCCTGACGGCGTGAATTGTTGATGTCATCCTGCTTAACCTTAATTTGCTTCCTTAGTTCGCCTGTCTGCTTTTCTAACTCTGCGGTTTTTGATTTTTCTTTGTCGGCTGCATCTTGTGCGGTTTTGTTTAATTCTTCCTGTTGCTTCTTTTTTTCTGAAAGCAAATTAGCAAGATCTGTTTTTGCCTTAGCTCTTTCTAATTTTTCCTGTGCCTGCTTTTTTGCTGTTTCCTCTACATTGCTGGTTGCCACCGAAATCGGTTTTTCAACTTTAGCGCGAGCTTCTGCAATTTTTTGATCTAGCGTTAAAGTTTTTTGACGCGACTCTTCTTCTATTTTTGCTGTTTCTGTATTTAGCGCAGAAACTTCTTTTATATTATCCTTTGATTTTTTTGCAGCTTCATCATCAATTTCCATCTGAGCGGAAAACCTTTCACGCGAAATTTGCCCAATTCTAATTTGAGCATCTTGCTGACTTTTTGCTAAGTTTTCTTCTTCGGCAATTATTTTGGTTATTCCTGCAATATAACCATCTTGATTTATAATACTAAGTTTTTCTGAAAGTGTTAATTTTGTTCTGCCTTTTGCCTGTTGTGAAACAGATTCTAGTTCACGATCAAGCAATTGAATACGTTTTTTGGGGTCATCAAGACCTTGTTTTTTTGCAGCAATTTTTCCCATTTCATCTGCTGCTGTTTTTGAAACATCAACAAGCCGCAATAATGCCGTCTCTTGTTGTTTACTAAACCCAACAATCATACGCGCTAAACCTTCAGAAATGCTTTGAAGATTAAAACCAACGGCAGTTGCAAGAGTTTGCCCGATTTGTTTAAAGTCTGTAAATTTCTTTGTGGCTTGACCAACAACATTACCAAGTGCTCCTTGAGCTTTAGATACGCCACGCTCAAAGTCGGTAACATCTAGACCCAGCTTTGCTTTGATTTCTTCGAATGCCATTTTAGGAAAGTGCGTTTACCTCTGATTGCCAGTCAGAAAGGATTTTGTCAGATGGTGAATAATCTTTGAACTTAGGTTCTTCGGCGGCGCGGGCCGCTTTGATATACTGCCAGATACGAGGCATTGGAACGTCAGCCCATGCTCGACCATCCAACGGATCAACCGAGCCGATCTTGGACGATAAACGCACCATAATCGGAGCTAGCCAGCACGCGCCAAATGGCTTGCTTTCATCGCTACTTCCACCCGGTGCATCAATGAACATCTTGACCAGATAATCTCCAATTGCTGTTAATGCGTCCTCAATTGGATTTTCTGAATGCCGGCCAAGAATCCGTTTCATCATACGCCGACGTTTCCAAAAGCGAAATGCGCCTTGGTTCTCGACGTTAAGTGCCCAAAGAAAAAGCATGATGTCGGATGGCTTTGGGATGCTCTGGCCGTAGATGATCGGCGACTCGACCACCTGGAGGTGAAGCAGATCCTTGGCCGTTAAACCACGAAGACGCTCGCCATAGACGATATGAATATCATCTACAAATGCCTGTTCGCGTGCCGTGTCCTCGGAGAACTTTGCGGCAGCGAAACGGGCGGCGTATTTTTCCGCCCATAATGCTTGGGCGTCGATTGGCACGAACTTAGACGGACTCGCGGAAGTTTATGTCAACGACCTTGAAACCTTGAGCTTCCTCGGGCTTGGAAATCTCGGTGAGGAAATAGGTCACGGAATCGGCCGAGAAAGTATCGCCAGCCGCAGGAGCAGTGGTCGAGCTGGTAGCAAGCTGGACTTGAGCAGATCCAGTTTTAGCCTGCTGGATACCAATCGCACCATTAGGAGCCCCGAGGGAATCTTGGCGTTCAATCACGTTGAGCGATTGAGAAACGCTGTAATTGTTGGCGATATAGCCAACGGAACCAATGGTAACAACGCGGGAACCATAGGGAAGAGTCGTGCTGGTGAGATAGGGAATGGCCATGATAAAGGTGGTTTATTTATGCGAAGCGTAAAAGTTAAAGCGGAGATCCGCTGCTGGGCACTGCGTAACTCGATGCGATGATCATTACCTCCAACCTAAAGTTGATTGTGCTGTGATCCTCACGCACATCCGCCATGATTTCGTGGGCCTCGCCCTGCTCGGTTACGTCCAGGACATTATACCACGTCACCACCGGGGAAACAAGCTTCTGGGCCTCGCGGCTCATCAGATAGCGCACCGACTCCACAACGTCTTCGTGACTGGCTCCTGTGGTGCCGGCACGGTCGGTAACAACCTTGACCCCTACGTCGGCCGCAAAATGGTTGTAGAACCAGCCGTAGGTGGCGTTAGAGCCCATCTGAAGACTGGCGCGGGACACGTTGGTGACATTGACCTCAATGCGCGGAATGTCGGAGGAAATGTTGGAGCGGTTAAACATGATGTTCGCGCTTGTCACGTAGTTCTGGCCGGAAGCAAGAACAGCAACGACGGACTGGCGGATGTTGTCGGTTAAATAGTATTGAGTGGACATGATCAGGAATTGAGAGATTTGCGGCGGCTAGTTATCTTTCCAGTCTCGGCAAAGGTTTTGATGATACGTTTCATTTCAGCCTGAAACTTCTTTGAACGAATAGCGATGGCTTCATCAACTGCGCGCTGGGCACCTGGCACCTGAGATTTTCCAGCAATGATTGCCACGAAGTTTGCTGGATCTCCGCTCTCCGAATAAGTGCCTCGCGGGCCGTGGCGTTTTATCCATGCTGGAAATGGTTTTAAACCAAGCGTCAAAGCGGCCGCATTGAATGATGCTTTGGCCGATCCGATGGCATCATGAAGTTGTTTTAAATACTGCGTATAAACTTCGTTTGGAACTACAATTTTTTCTTTTCCATCCCATTGCCCAGCCGTTGCCTTTGAGCGTTTTGGTGGCCGACCATATGGATTAAGTTTTGATCTGTGATACTGCATTAATTCACCAAGCGAAAAAACAATTTTATCCCATTCAATAACATAGGATTTTTTTGTGCCTTTTTTATAGAGCTGCTGTTTTATTTCGCTGGTTCCAAACTTGCTTGCAATAAATTGAAGGAATCCAGTTTCTCCATGTCCTGCTACTTGTGCCATGTCTTTAACAATGGTTTTTTCTCCGGCTTTATAATCCGCCGGACTTCCAACCGACTTTCCATAATTTCCACCAGCAAACGGAGGACTGCGGCGCATAAACTCACCAATGAAAAGCCGGGTCTCTTCACGCACCAACTGCGGGCCGTCAGCCTTGAGTTTTATCACCGCCTCCTTCATGGCGGCGCGAAATGCCAGATTGTTAAAGTCGATCTTTAGGTTCACGTTTTAAAGGTGTTTAAAGAAATTTCAAACGCTTGCAGATCAGGCTTAAAGTCGGTGATGCGGTAAGTTATTGAATCAAACGAACGATAAACCAGCGCGTTGATCGTGGGCGTATAAGCTGCGCGATTAACCACCAAGGTCATGCGGCCATTGGTGCTGTTGCCGACTTGCTCAAACGCATACACCTGATCAAGCTGGTTGAAGATTCCCGAGTAAGTTATACCACCAGTCACAAAAGATTCACCACCCATCGTGGTCGCGCAGATGGCTGCAAGGTCGGTGTTGAGTTGGGTGGTGTCAAAGTCGCTCATTTTTTCAGGTATATAACATTGGCCGCATTGTTGAAAATTCGACTAAAGCCATGCTCGGAAGCGTGGGCATCAAAATCAGTCAGGCTTTTCCCATTGTGCTCGACGCAAACCAGTCGAACACCAAGCGCAGAAAGATCGAACTGGCGGAAGATGAGGAGATCAGATCCTTCGGCGTCGATGCTCAGAAAATCCACACAAGAAAGCTCGGCGCGCTTGAGTAGGCTGGCAACGGTCATGGTCTCAACTTGAACCGTAGTGAAGGTATAGCAGCTCCATCTTTCTTTCTCAGAATCGACCAGCGACGAAACCATGTGGCTGCTGTTGGCATCAGATTCGTGAAACGCAGCCTTTCCGTCCTGATCCGAGACGGCCACCTGATAAGCGCAGGCATTGGGTAGGTTTTGCTTGAGTTTGGCGAAGACCAAAGCACCAGGCTCAACATGAACGCCACGCCAGCCCAGTTCAACAAGAGCGCGGGTGTTGGAGAAGGTAACGCCGTCGTTGGCTCCGATGTCGAGGAACACGCCAGGCTTGCCGCAATGCGCCAAGATGACGGCCTGCTCTCCACCTTGTGAGTAATCGGTCATGCCCAAAAAAGCCCACCCCGGTAAAAGGGTGGGCTCAGAACTAAGCGCTTATGGCTTAGGAATACTGCGTTCCGATAAGCTCACCGGCGGCGGCATTGACAACCTTCTCGGCGGTCGAGTGCGCGGCGCGAACGATGTCCGACTTGATCGGCTCGTCACGGTAGGTCTCGACATTAAGGACGGTGCCATACTGCGACCAGTTGAGGGTGTAGGCGGCGCCGCCATCAAGCAGGCTTGAACCGACATTACCCACCCAGATGTAGCTGTTCGACCAGATCAGGGAGCTGGAGAACGCGATACCTTCGCCAGCGCCATCATAGGCAGCGCGACCGATAAGCACGCGATCAACACCAAACACGTCAGCCATTGCGCTGGCATCAAGATTCAGGATAGCATCAGAGGAGACGCCAGCGCCACGGGCGCGCTGCTGGAACTTGGTGGAGGCGCGGAGACGGGTGGCGACCTGATAAGGAATAACGACGGTGTTGGCGATCTCGCCTTTTGACACTAGACGATCCTTGGCATCATCGACATCCAAACCGACATCAAACGTGGCGATGTTGGCGGTGGTGTAAGCGGTGCCAGAATTGGTGCTGGTGAAGGTGGTAGCGTTGAACAACTGAGCAGCAGCGCGCAGCTCATGGGCGAGGAGGAGTTTGCGGCGAGCGATGCGGGTCGCAACAACTTCGGCATCAAAGAACACGCTGTTCTTTAAGCGGATGGTGTCGTCGACAGCCTGCTCGTAACCATACTCAAGACACGCGTAGGTGTCCTGAACAAAGGACGAGGTGCCGCGGGCAAAACCGGAGTAAGGCGAGCGGGCCTTAACGTCGGTCTTGAGCAACTGGCCCTGTTGTTTCTGGAACTTTGGATACTGACCTTCGGGGAGAGCGACCTCCACAACGGGCAGAGCGAGAGTTCCAATAAGACCTTTCTCCCAGCCTTCGGTCTCGAAAACATAGCCGGCCAACTCGGCGCGGTAAATGGCATTTGAATTTGAATACATGATGGGTAGTTATTAGAGGGTGTTAGCGATGAACTCGATCACCGTGCCAGTGACGGCAGAGGTGGTGAGCGACTTGCCGATGGCGACGGTGCCGGAAGGGGAAACATTGCCAGCATTGGCGGCGTAAACCACATCACCGACGGTAATCGGAGCAGCGGAGAGCGAGCCTTTTTGGGTGCCGGGATTGTGAAGGAATTTGACCGAGACGTAATCGCCAGAGGCGGCGTCAGTCAGAGCGAAACCGTCTGGCTTGGTGGAACCAGAGTTGAGGGTGATGCCGCCGTTGGTGGACAGCACCACGGCTTTGAAAGCGGTCACGGTGGTGTTCGCGAGGAACGTGCCGTTACCAGAGTAGAGCGTGGACATGTGAGTTAAGTGTAAGGGTTAGAACAGAATTACCTCGCCCTGTTGGGCGCGGGAAAGATAGGCGGCATAAAGAGCAGGCTTTTCAGTCTGAACCTTACGCACGGCGTCATTGTGCTTGGTGCCAGCGGCCTTGAGGCCACGAACCAAACCTTCAAAGCTGTCGGCAGTAGGCTCGACCGCAGGAGCGGAGAACTTGACCGGAGCTGGGAGGCTGGCCGAGAACTCGCGCAGCACGGAGAGCGCGGCTTCTTTGGCGGCGGATTGAACCTGCGCCTTGGCGGCGTCGGTCATCTCGGTTACATCGCTGGTCGTATCGACCACGATAGCGGCTTCAAGGGCCGCGATTTTCTCGACCAACGGCGCAATGGCTGCGGCGATGGCTGCTTGGATCTCTTCGGGAGTCATTTTATTAGGAGGAGTGGGTTGCGTTTCACCGACTTGAAACAAGCCGGAAGGATTGGCGGCAGGCTCTGAAACGATGTCGGCCGAGTAGATCTCGGTGCATCGAGCGAACCAGTGTTCACCGATTTTTTCGTCGGTGCCGGAAAATGCGATGGAGAGTCCAAACGTGTCTGGAATGGTCTCTGCCAGCTCAAGAATGTATTCGCGCCGAGGCGAAGAGCGGAGCAGATGCAGATCGGCGCGCACGGTGCTGCCGTCGATTGCAAAGCCGCTCAGAAACCCAACGATCTCAGAAGCGCTGTTGGTGTGGTCGAGCTTGACCTTAAGGCCGCCTGAATAGGTCTTCGCCTGCTCCATTACCTGCGCCAGCGTGGTGTCATCAACCGACATTCCATGACCTAAAGCTGGGCCTTTGGTAATAACGGCCACGCCATGAATGATGCCGGTCTCGCGGTCGACGCGGCCTTGCAGCACTGAAAAGAAAGTGGCTTTTGCACCCATAACAAAAGCGCGAAGCGTAAAAGTTACGCAGTGCCTCGGTTGCTCCGGCTGCGTGCCGTGAGTTATATGAACCCGGCCAAGGAGCGTCGAGGCCGACCGAGGCGGCGGTGGTCTCTCGGCTTAATAAGACGCCGTTCCGCGTCAGCCGTTTGGGTCGAACCGTAAAACTCCGCGAGCCATTGCGGCGGCGATCATCATGCCGGCACAATCAAGGGCGTGATTGTTGTTCTGTTTCACTTCGCACCAATGCCAAACACCAGGTCGAACCTCACGCTTTTCCTCGCTCGCCACTTGATCGGGCCACAAAGGATTAAAGTCATCAGGTAAAAGGTAAGGGAAACCGCGGCCAGCAAGCGCATTTGAAAGCATGTCCTTGGCCCACTCACCATCGAACTCAATATAGGGTGCGGTGTGACCGTTGCCAACGGCCGCGATGTAGGTGTCAGAAATCGGCACGTTAATCACTTGGCCTTGCTGATCACGCATCGGCCAGCGTTTACCTTTTGTTTTGGCGCCTTGGATGCCACTCCACCCAAACGCCACCGAGTCACGATCCACTTCCGACGGCATGTAACCGCGATCCTGTCCTACCGCCCAGTCATCTATGCGATACATTCGCTGTAACTCGCGCAACATATCGCGCGTTTCAACCTTTCCAAAGTAGAGCTGCCGATACGTTGGCTCTGGTGTCCACGCTCCGATCTCAACCCACCAGCCAGCCTGCTGTCGGTCGCAGACCATGATGCGCGCTACTTCTCCGGGCACGGTTGTGTTTTGATACGTCGTGGTAAGGTATCCACTTTTCTTTCGGCCTGATAATTCAATGGTATTTTTTTCAACAACCCAGAATCGGCCTTCTTGTTTTTGACGGAAATTTATGCGACTATTTTCGTCACCGAGTCTGGCAAAGTCGTTCTCTGCCAAGCAATACTTTGTAACTAGGGTTTCAAGGCTGTGAGCAACCAAGGATTCATAGGTGAACGAGCGACGACGCCGACTTTCGGTGGTGGCTATATATTGACCGGAGTTTCTCCAAAGCGCACGTGTGCGATCTGAGTCGGCGTGCTCATGGCCGCAGTGAACGCAAACAAATCGAGCACTCCCAGCCGCAAGCCCTACGTCATAAGTTCCATCGTCGCGTTTGGCCTTTGAATCCCAAACCACGCCAGCTCGACTCTTATCTTCGCGCACGATGTGGAAGCGCAGCGGCATTGGTTTCCTGCAGCTTTGGCAATCTCCGTGCCAGCATTCTTGAGTTCCGCCGATGAAAGATGTGTGTGCCGTGTCGCCTTCGGTGCCGCCTTGGCTGATGTCGAGAATGTGGCTAATGCCTTGGGCCTCGAAAGCCGACACGCGAGCCACTGCGTGCGGATAAATCTCCGACCATCTCGGGAACCAAAGCTCATCGTTAATTTTATATCTGATCGACTGGCTTTGCTGGTGCGCAAGATTGGCTGAATTCAGCACCAAGAATTGGTTGCCGAGGTAAATCTCCTGCTGTGTTCGAAGTGGGCCTGGGCGCGGAAGGATGCGGGCCACGGCTTCAATGGAATCAAGCAACGGCATCAATCGGGTCTTAGCCTCAATCGCTGCCATCTCGTCCGATTGAAACGTGAAGGTGCAAGGGCCAGGGTCATTCACCAAGCGCCACGCCACCGCAATCTCGGCCAGCAACGTCTTGCCTGTCTGCACCGGAGCGATGAGCGTGGTGTGCCGGCAGAGCGGATCGGTCAGCGAATCCAATGGCGCTTTGAGCCACGGACTGTTTCGGATGTCGAACCTGCCTTTGATCGGACTGCCGGGAATGTCGCGGATGTGATCTCGCGCCCAGTCATACATTGAACGTCGATCAGGTGCCGCCGGCCGATAGGCTGCTTTTATTTCTGGTCTCATTCAGAGTCAAAAGTCTTGGCCACCTCTTCACATAACTCATCAAAGATAGTGCGAATCTCAGCACGTAACTCAGCCATATCCTTTCCGACTAGGCGCGCTGGGCTTTCAGTCTCAAGCTTTGCACGAAGTGCTAGTGTCCAGATGGCGGTAGCGCGCTGAGCTGATGCCGTCACTTCTTCCATCGGCACCACTGCTTTTCTCGCCACCTGATTCTCGCGCTCTTTTTTTTCTAGTTCCTGCTCAGCGATCAATGCTTTGAGTTCGGCCAGATCTCGGTTTTGACCTGCTTTCAAACCTTTAAATGCCATGAACTCACGCCACTCGTCCACGCTCGGAGTGGCTGGTGCACCTTCAATCTTGCGCCAGTTATAAATGCTTTGACGGCTGACGTTTAAATCTCCGGCAAGCTTTATCCATTGTTCAACTTTTGAGGCTTTCGCCATTTAGTTAATAAAGTAAATCAAATACAAAAAATCATTCGCAAGAAATGTTCATAGGTCTTGAAACCC